AACAGGATGGTGTCGGGCTGCTCCTTCATGTTGGAAGCGTTGATGATGGCGCTAACGCCATAGTTCAACAGCTCCAGCATTTCCTGGGCAGTGATACCAACAGTGGTGAACCACTTATCAGCAGCAATAATATCAACAGTGGAGTTGTTGAAGAAACCAGCCAGTCCAACGGTGGATAGACCGAACATAGCAACATCTTCAACCTTCTCTTCGTAAGCGCGACGAACGGCAGAAGCGCGACGTTGCTCAAGAGCAATGTTTGCCATTTGAGCGGCACGCAGTTCCTGCACGGTGTAGCCAAAGCTACCGCCGAACGAACGGATGTTGATGCTCTTCTCCACTTGGCTGATATCGGCACGGGGCAGATCATCAGCAGCGTCCGCAATCAGCTTGAACTCTCCAGTGGAGTCCATGATGCGGTAGGTGAAGGTTTGTGCGCCAGGACCAGCTTCGCTAGTTACAGGCAGCAGAGTGGGGTACTTGATGTCGGCATAAGTGACTTCAAATACTTGGGGGCGGATGAACTCAAGCTGACGCTCAAGAAACAGGCCCGCTTCGTCCATGCGAAAATCAGACATTAGTAGGGCCTCCTATCAAGAATCAGCGGAGAGAGTGAAGCTAGGACCATTCAGTTCCAAGATCGCCAGTCCGCTACCAGTGGTAGAAGAAAGGAAACGAGCGTTGGAAAGACGAACGGTTTTGCCAGAAGCAAAGGCATGGCTGAATTGACCAGCTTTGCCAGTGCCGCTTGCTGAGAACAGCACGCGAACCACAGACGAAGGATTGACAGCGCCAGTCACATAGACAGCCACTGCGCCTTCGTTAGCAACGTTCAGCACTTGATCAATCTTTACGCCAGGACGGTTGTCGCTATTAAGCGCAGTTTCGTCAACGTAGGTGAGCACGTTGATGCCAACTACGGTGTCGCCGCTAGCAGAAAGGGTTTTAGCAGAGTTGGCAACGGTGCCAGCAGAGTTGTACACTTGTACATCACCGAAAGGCAGGGTAACTGCGGTTTCGTTGATATAGGTGCCAATGGTGTTGTTGCGAATGTCAGTGAGTTGGCCTTCCAGAAGCGCAGCGTGAACGAGAGCATAGCTCTGTTGCACACCGCCAGCGGAAGCGGTCCCTGACGTGGTAAAAGTTACGGCCATGGGTCAGCGCTCCTTAGAGACGGAGAGAGGGGATTTCCAAGCATTCTGCAGCTTGTCCATATAGGACGAAGGAGCAGACATTGGGGAAGCAATGGAAGCAACGGCTTTACGCAGATCTTCCGTAGCAGCAGAATCACCACGAGGGGCAGATTCGGCCAAGGTGTCGAACATCGCAGTCACATAATCATCGGAACGCTCCGACAGATCAGCGTCACCACGAACAGCCTTGATGGAAGCTTCCATGATTTCACGGGCAGACTTGCCAGCAAAATCAAAAGCGGAGTCAAGAGAAGTGCGAGCTTTGTCGATTAGCGCAATGCGCTCTTCAACAAGGCTGTCAACATTCACTTGCTTGGCAGTCTCAAGGTCAGTCTTGAGGCTTTCCACTTCTTCGGCAAGGGCATCGGCCCGCCCTTCGGCAGAGTCGCACTTACCTTTCATTTCTTTTTGCATGGCGTCCATTTCTTCCTTCATTTTGGAAGCTTCAGCCATGGCATCTTCATACTTGCGCTTCATATCGGCGTAGCTGCCTTTTGCGTCATCGCGCTCGGCAGAGATCGCGGCGGCCAGGGCCGGATCAGCCTCAAAGGAAACGCCATCGAACGCAATGTTTGCGGCCATAATGACTCCTGTTGAGTGGTTGATTAAATCGTTAACAGCGGCATCCGCTGAATCAAGCATGAGGCGAACTTGTGCCCCACCTCTAGCTCTGTTGACAATTGCCACATGATTTCCACGAATATTTTTCTGAATGCCATCGTAATGTTGGCCATCAGAAGTGATTCCTGGTTCTGGAGAGTAGTCAACTTTGTAACCACATGACACTTCACGCACGTTTCCGCGCATGATTTCGTCAATGGTTTCTTTGTCAGTTACCGTCAGAGTGGATTCAACAAAGCCTTCGGAATACGAAACATCTGCACTGGTAAAACCCACTGCATAGTCTTTTGTATTAGATGCGTCCAAGAGTACTGGTGGGTGCTCTTTTGTTACGCATTTTTCCCTGAAGCTATCCAAGGCTGCGTCAGCAGCCACTTCTTCTTCTGGTCTGTACTCCAAGCGGATACCACCACTTGCATCCGTGTACGACTGAATACCAGTGCGAGCAATTCGCGCTTTTACGCGCAAATATCCCTCATCCGTGAACTCATAGTTCTGGATGGCTGATACGTCGTAACGGAAACAATTGAGTGAATCCATGTACTAAATGTAACGGACATGCTAAGCTAAGTCTTGATTCTTATGCAGTTCAGACTGAGATGGCGGACCGGTGGCACTATGTTTATTACTCGTACGAGCAGTGGGGTCGAGGTTATATCGGGCGTCGATCATCAAAAGTGCCCCCAAGTGTTGATCCGTACATGGGAAGCTTCCGCGATAAAACATTTACTCCAACTAAAAAAATCGTTCTAGCTGAATTTGATTCCATGGAAGAGGCTGTTCAATGCGAAATTAGTTTGCACACTTTTTTTGCTGTTGACAGTAATCCCCATTTTGCAAATCAATCGAGGCAAACTTCAGCGGGTTTTTCCTATACAGGCGGATGCTCAACGCCTAGAACAAAGGAGCAGCGTCAAGCGATGAGCGACGTGGCACGAGCTACCTGGCAAGACCCTGAGCAGCGCCAAAAAATGTTAATAGCACTTCGGAAGCGTTCAGATTCCGAAACTTGGAGGCAGGCTCATCTTCTTGCCAAGCAGTCTCCAGAATACAGAGAGAGAATGTCACTGATGGCTAGGCAGCGATGGGAGGACGAAGACTTCAAAAGTGAGCAAATAGCAAAAATAAAGAAAATGTCTTTAGACGAGCACTGGCAAAAACGTCACCTTGAAGGCTGCAAAAAAAATAAAAAATATTTATACACATTGACTTCACCAAACGGAGAAAGCATTCAAGTCGAAAGCTTGCGTTTGTTCTGTATTGAGAACGGGTTAGACCAGGAGCAGATCAGACGAATCGCAGTCGGGCAGTGGAAAACACATCGCGGCTGGAAAGCGGAGCGACAGGCCCTGTGACGTACGTTGATAATGTAAACTCTCTCAAGTTATCCAGTTACGAGGCTCGTCTTTTGATTGCAGACAGAATCAAACAACTAAGGATCAATAGTGGTCTCTCTCAAAATGATGTCGCAAAGTGTATACATGTAAGCCAAAGCACTTACTCAAGGATGGAAAGAGGAATCTTGTCTCCAGACTGCGCACAAATTAGAGTGATTAGCGGATTGTACGAGGCTTCGATTTTATGGCTACTGGGAGTGCCAAGTTATATCATTAAAGCCACCAACAACTAAGTCATCAAAACATGACTGCCCATCGTGTTGTATTCTTAGCTCTATTTTTCAGCTTTCTATTTTGTACCTCCTCGGTTATCCTACGTTTGTGGTTTCCGCAGTAGACAATTAGTCATCATCATCGTCGCATTCGCCACGAATGTCAGCAAGCTGATCCTCCAAATTGTCCATGATATATGCCTTCGCCATCGCCTCCACTTCAAAAGTTAGAAACTTAGTGGGCTCAAAATATTCATGGGGCTTGTCGTAGTAGCTCACGACAAAGATGTGCGTTTCATCAAGACGGCCATTCTTGAAATGCTGCTCTTCCACCAAGCGCCACTGTGAAGTATCACGATGCTCATTAGCAGAAAGAATGGCTAGCGCCTTCATGGTGCCAATGCCTTCTTCTTCTTCTTCAATCACCCGCACGTATTCGCTCATTGTTTGGATTGGCGACTTTCAACCATCTTAATGATGCGGGAAGCCCATGACCTGCCCGCGTCTCCTCCCCATAGTTGCCAAGCGATGTAACCAGCATCATCTTCACCCCCGCTTTTATTCTTTTCATGCCGAGAGAAAAACGCAGCCATGCGCTTAATAGTGGCGAGGCTTATGCCGCCGCCTCCTGCGAGATCACCCGCCCTAGCAACGCC